TCATGCCATTACAGCCAAATAACGCGACGTGGCCTGTTCCATCATATATTCATAGCACCGGAAGAGATTGTCCAGTACCGAATGACTTTCCTGACAGCGTTTCTGATGAAAATACGCATGTATTGCCTGACGGGCAGCAATGTCATCTTCATCATAGATATCCATCAGCAAGCCTTTGCTGACTGCATGGTGGTGGCTTTTTTCCTCGGACATAGGCGCCAATAACAACTGATATAGCCTGGCAATCCGCTCTGAAAAATCCGCGACATCTTTAGCCGGGTGCTTCTTGAAATGAATGGACAGAATCTGCCCCACAAGCATCTTCATGTCCTCCCATTTGTCCTCGTTCATAACCCAGCGCTTCTGATGCCGTAAATCCTTCTCGATGTATGCATAGGCTCTCAAACGCTCAGCCCAGGAGGTTGACAACAGCCATCGATAAAAATTTTCCACAGTAATCCCTCTCTTTCTCAGTGACTACCTGTCGGGTGCATCTTATCGATCCCAGATCCACCTGAAACCGCTGTTGTCATTACGGCTTCAAACCTTCTCATTTCAATCCTCTCGTCTCCTTAGTTCTATAGTCCTATTTTACACTAAAATGACAATTTTCGCAATACTAAAACGAAGTATACTTAATAAAAAGAGGCCGCTGTCTGCGACCTCCTGCTGCCTTATTCAGCGCTCATATGCGACTCTTCCAAAGCCTGCAATTCCTTATCCCGCTCTGTCACCGGCTGCCTTCTCGTCAGCATCATGGCATCCCCTATGTACTGCTAAGTACACAGTATTGTTTACTTCTACTACTGGCCCATATCGACATCATGCCGTATGGGCCTTTCTTTGATTGATAAGCCTTCATCAGTACAGGCCAGCTCTATCATTGACCACAAAAACACGTATCATTTCCAATGTCAAATCCAGATTGTCCTTACCGCTGGTTCCGCCCAGCAAACCTTTATCAATCATTTTCTGGATTGTCGGCTGCGCCCATTCCGGCACCTCTGCTACATTATTATATCGCATGGATTCTTCCTCCTCCATCACCAGCTTATTGGTCAAGGCAAAATCATCATAATAGTCCTGCCCGTACCCAGCCCGGATTGACTGTACTGCTTCACTCTGATCTGCAGGACGTTCAAAATCAAATAGAACCGCATTGCTGGCCTCTTGAACGGAGCCAGCCTCGGCAAGTTTATCCATCAGCGATTGATTCAGTTGTAATTCCTGCCACAAGAATTCCAGCTGCATATCCAAATCACCGATAGATTTTCCTTTAGCTCTGGCATATTTCAGCAAGCCCGCCTTCCGGCTATAGTATGTCCACTGAGCCAGCCCATACCCTGCTCTATCATGCACAAAATTCGGATATTCGCCGGCATCTACAGCGCACGTATATTCATCGTCCGACATTCCCAGTTTGCACTCGTAGTAGTCTTCCAGATTGGTAGGGATGAGACCACTCTCCGCATAGAGATTTCCCATAATACCAGCTGCTGCATAATCACTAAGCCCTTTCCCCTTCAGAAACTGCCAAATCCGTTCCTCAGGCAAAGTTTTGTCCGCAGCCTTATCTTGTGACACATTGCCATACCTGTACCAGTTGGCCTTGCCAGTTATTGTGCCATCATCCAGCAATGCCTGCAGATTTACACCTGGGCAGTCTGTGGCCATGAGCTCCCCATGGCCAACAACGTGTTCCCGGTCTATAGGAATGCCATAAGCAGCACTCAGGCTGGCAATAAGCATCGCACACTTTTCAATCTGCTCATCTGTTGGGGCAACGTGCAAAAAATCTCCCGATAAATGCACACCTATGGTATGATCGTTTTCACCATAAGCATGGCTGCCAACTGCCCATTCCGGGCGCCCTCTCTCAATCGTGCCATTTTTGCGGATAACATAATGATAGCCAATGCCCGCCCAGCCGTTGTTAAGATGCCATCCATGAATCTGCTCAGCCGAAGCATCCATATCCGGTGAGCCTGTATGATGGATTACAATCATGTCTGTACAGCTGCGCTTGGACAAGCTTGAAAAGTCAAGATTGGTCTCTACAATATCAACGTTCATCCTCTTTCTCCTTTACAATCCCGCTGTTATCAAAATTTCCTTCCTTTAATATTGCCCCTCCTTTTTTTCTCCTGAGCCAGCTTCTTCAACTTATTCTTAATAGCATCCGGCACCGGCACACCACATATGCTAAGGTTTTCTACGATAGACACGCCCTCGTTTCCCAGCATCGAAAATGTGATGAGCTGGCAAAATACAGTCTGTCCCAGCGCATAATCAAGCCAATGACCGAAAGCGACAAATGTCACCAGCGCCAGCTTTTTTATGATGCCGCGCAGGCCTCGCTCACTTGATATTTCTGCCCCTGGCCGCATATATGCGGCCATCACGCCTGTCAGGTAATCAATAGCAATGAATATCGCCAGCGCCTCCAATGATTGAGTCCATTCTCCAAAAAGATATGCTGCCAACGCTCCTGCGCCTCCTGTCAACGCCCCCCATTCCAATTCCAAACGAACTGGGATAAGAGATTTTAGAATAGATATTAGCTCATTCAATTTAACCACCTCCTACCACGTCTTATAATAGGCTTTACTTTTTTCATTACTGATAATCGTAGGTTTTGAGAATGTGTCCCCAACACTTTTTTTCTATTCCCTTGTATTACTGCAATCTCACCGTCATGCCACATATCGCCTCTATGAGAATAAATATATCCACGGCGCAAATTACATAAACAGATATGAGGAATAAAATGATATCTCGGCTCAGTTATCGTGAAACCATTTAAAGAGCCGGATACATAATATCCTGGATAGTCATTTGTATGAGCTGTTTCTGTAGTGCCATTACTATATTCCCTTATAACATCCCAGCCATCACCATTTCGTAAGTTGATATAATTACTACGGGGAGCAGGTTTTACGTAATATGCATCATACAACCCATCTAAACGATTCATAATTATCGATTCGTTATCTTTTTGAATATCGAATAGCGAAAATATATTAGTAATTGCGGAATATCCTTCATTCAACGATATTCCAAAAGGCACGGTACTTCCTATTGTTTCTGCGTCAATATGTTCCGTGACTGTTGTTAGAGCCTCTACAGGTCTCAACATATTTGATTCTACGATATCTCCATGTAACACTGCGCCGTAAAGCCCCTCTGCTACGTCCGCAGGGTCTGCATTTTGGGGAGCAACAATTCCACCTTGATACGTTACAGTTCCTCTTGTCGGATACTCAAAAATATAATTGTATATAGGCGAATCCATATTGACCCATTCTATAGTTCCGGTTGTATTATAACTAACATCGTTCGCACCCATTTCTATTCGTTTCTGTAATAATGTTGTACCTCCATTAGATTTTATTTTGACGATAAATAATGCATTCTCTAACGGAATTTCAAAATCAGCATTTTGTTTTTCTACAGTTTCGACTGTAGCTGTAGTTGTACAAGTTTGATCGTACACAAAATATGCCAGTCCACCAGCTATACCTCTTTTTCCAACAAAAACAGGTTCGCCTATAGTTAATCCCCCATAATAATCCCCACCTTTCGCTTCCTCGGACATATACGTTTTTTGTGAAGGTTCCCGAAGCAATGTCCCTTTTAACGAGAAGGCTACTACTGCATCCCAGTTTCCCTGTCGGTCAACAAACCGGAAGTCTAAAACTTGCGCAATTATGTAGTCAAATTCACCTGCATTACAAACATTTCTTAATTCTGAGGCAATTAATTCTAAACTAGCATTATCAATAATTTTACATTTATGGATTTGGATGCGTTCATTTATTATTTTATTTACATATATCTGTACATTCGTTGGTATAAAACTACTGGTAAAATTTGTACCGTCAAAACTGACATAATTCCATATAACTTGCGGTTGTTTTGAATCGACGCCTCCGATAAACCATGAGTTTTCATCGTCCTGACATATTTCTGCATCTAAATTCAGATAGTAAATAGATGTTGCTTCTAGTGGGCACTCAAATATTTTTTTGTCGTTGTTGAGAATAAAGCTTTGTCGTAAGTCATTTTCCATATTTAAATCATAATCGTGGTATACACCATTACGCTCCAGCACATATCCATTCAGCCCGCTTTGTGATTTGACAGGAATTTCCCCCGTATAAAACATCGGTTTTATAGATGGCCGAACAGGTACATGTCCGTACACTATCCGGCCATCTGTCCATACCGTGTCTCCCTCGTTAACTGGGAGACGGCCGATCATCCGCAGAGAACGTCCTTTTTCATCAACAACAGCGCCGAGGCTCACAGAGCGTACCCGGACAGGTCTCATATATTCAGACACCTACCACCACCGCCGTTCGTTTATTGTCGGCCAATATGCACCAGACCGCATCGCCATCCTTAAAATATATATCGACTGCCGTAGTGTATGGATATACCGAATCACCGATCACAACACGCCCGCCATGTACAACACCTCGCTTAGCCTTCATCCGTTCCGTTTGTGCAAGGATTGTCTGTGTGACGTAATTTGATACTGCTGATTTCATACTGCTAATACTCATCAATACCACCTCACGAATTGTAACGTCTGCCGATTTACAATATGCTCATTGGCTATCGCGGAATTTGAACGCAGATAATATGTATGCCCATGGAAAATAATCTTATCGTTGAAATCAATAAGATGCGGATAGTCATACAGTTCTACTGTGATAACCTCTTCCGTTTTGCGGTCTAATGCTTTTATCGCATTAGTAATTTCCTCCAGTTTCGACTCTCCGTCGATAGGAAATGACGTATCAATGAGGGATATACCGTGCAGAGTCGTATTGAGCTGTCCTTGCTCATATTCCTCACCGTAATGTGTCAACCCTGATGCCCAATATACCTGACCGCCGCTTCGGAACAAAAAACCGTCACTATATCCGGTATAGTTTCCTTTCGCGTATGGTGTCACCCGGTCGTCGTTGTTTGAGGATGTAACAACTCCCCCCAGCACTCCGCTTTCGTCAACAGAATAAACGTGACTCTGTGTATTTCGTACAGGATCATGATACGTTGTAACCCGGTCAACCTCTACGCCGTTTTCCGTAGTGACCGCCGTTTCCTGGGATAGAAATTTTTTTCCATCTTCCTGTTCCGTATATGTATAATACGTTGTCACCATTTGATTCCCATGCACTACCGTAGTAGTTTGGACAAGGCCGTCATCGTTGAATGTTTTACTGGTGTCCGCGTCTTCCTCTGGATTAACAGGAGTCATGTCCTGATATTCGTCCCAATACTTCACGCCTTTATACGTCGTGACTTCGGTCTTACTCCATGGATCACTACCCCACATCATGCGCACCAATTTCTGACTGGTCGTATGTACAGTAAGATGCTGACCGTCCAATGTAACAGTATTATCCTCATGACCTCGCTGGATAACATAGAGCACCCCGTCGCGCATGTAACAGTTAATCATCAACGTAGGAATGCGGGCCGTCCACCCGAACAGCTCGCTGATAAGTCCGGCATAGTTTGTCCCGGATACAGATTTCGTCTCTAACGTAGAAATCCAATCATCAAAACGCGCATGTAATGACAATCCTAGATTTTCTGCGATAGATTCTATATGTGTACTAGCGGCTGCCGATGCGACGGCCTGTATCTGATAATCCGGATATTTTGCTCTTACCTTCGCCAGTTCGTCGAGATACTCCCCTGACCATTCGTATTCTGTCTGGGGGATTTCATAGGCCAATTGTTGATAAAGGATTTCCTCAATATCTGCTGTACATTTACACGACATCAATATACCGCGCTGACTGGTTTCCTCGATACACACATTTGCCACATAGTCCAGATGTGTTACTGATACATTATCCAATACTGCTGCGTCAATAGTCGCTGTAAACGATACATCATCAACTAACTGCTGTTCTGCCAGTGATATTGATACACTCTGTAATACAGAGCTGTTGTCTGTTATAGTGTGCGGGATTTTTCGCAGCACGTCGCACAGCATATTTACTGTCTGTACTATCTGTCGTTCTACGTCAACAACAATAGCCGCTGAGCGCGATACATCCACAACTGTATCCACGTCTACAATAACATTAATGCCAACTATTCTGCTCGTATCAGCATTAACTATTACTGCATTTTTCAGCGTTCGTTCTATATCTACATCGACAGTGATATCAAGCCCAGGGATGGTGATTTCTCGTTCCGTATCAAAATACTCAACATGTGCACCCTCACCGATACTAAGTTCTACGTTAGAAATAATCAAATTACTAACGTAGATATTGGCACCGTCCATCTGGATATAGACGTTGTCAAAATCAAGACCACCATTTACGTTACCCGTATAAGACAGATGTTCTTTTCCTGTCCAAATCTCAATAAGACCATCCGTACTGTCACTGAGCATGTGCATCAAAAATTGGTATCTATTGCTTTTAGCGTAACAATAATTGCCTAACTGCCTCGTGTTATTGTGCCAAAGCCCATAATTGTTAGTTGTTGTTGGATCTGTAGAGAAGCCATTAACACTGTAAGTAGAATTGTCATTGTATATTCGGATACGGTTATTATTGGCGTAAATATTACTGAAAAAAATATCACAGCGAATCCAAATTTCCTTTGTCGCCGGTATATCAAAGCAAGCACTTCTAGTTGGCTGATAAAACGCCTCGCCAGTCAAGGACACAGACTCAGCCACATCCGTAACTGTAGTACCACCGGTAATAGTCAACAGTTCTGCTGAACCTGGGTTTTCGTATCTCCATTCATACTGTGCATTTCGTACTTTCCGAGCAGTATCTGCGTCAACTGTTATCGCCGCTACATCTATGATTCGTTCTGTGTCTGCGTAAACGACAACGAAATTTGATTCAACAGTTGAAAATGTGCCACTTAACGTACCGTCATTATTATTACCAGAACCGTCCTCTAATATCATATTAGAGACAGTGTTCAACGTTGGCTGGTACTGAACAGATACAGCATTATCAATTTTCAGCTTGAAATTATACAGATCGAATCGAGCGTAAACTTTTTCGCCTGTATATGATGATCCTATGTACAGTTCTGAGGAATTTATTGTTCTGGTCGTATTTAGATAACCAAGGTACTCATTATCCAAATAAACAGAAATAGTGCTATTTTCATACGTAACGCGGATAGTATGGATAGCGCCATCCGCAATAAACCTGTCAGTATCCCAACCAAAATCACCATTACCATTCGTGATTGTTCCGGAAACTACCTGAGATGGATTATTACTGCCTAATAAGCCGCTGAAAATAAACAGTTTTCCTGATTTGATATCGACATGAAAATCTCGTGATTTATATCCGCCGCTGTCATACCCGAAAATACAAGATTGATGGTATATATAATTACTAGAGCTGCTAGAATCGTCTGTCACTAAATCAATTGTCATTTCCCATGAAGACGTATTTGTGACAGAAACAGGAATCGTACAAAATGAATCTGTGCCGTTAAAGCGAAGTCCAATTTCCATTGGAGCCACCCCTTTATACTGCCGCGATAACCGTAGCTACTCTCAGGCTAACGCTACGGTCTGTTGTCGGAGTCTCTGTACTGTCACTGGATGCCTGCGCCCAAAAAACAGTATTTGTATCGTCGATCGTCGTAGATATTGTAATACTATCCGCATACGTGCCGTTTTCTGTTAGGCTCAATTTCCACCGGTCGTCTACATCGCCGTTATCCGAGATAACAGTATTCCCAGATGTCTCGTATCCGGACTCACAGCGGACAGCCAGTTTTATTTTCTTACTTTCGCTTATCGATGCGTCCAGTGTTACATTAATGGGTGAAGTGTAGTCTCCGTCTGTACTAACAACAGTTCCATCCGTTCCACCGGCCGTAGGATTGTTTTTGTAAATGTTGATATATTCGCCAGACATTTTATACCCTCCAAACTTCAAACTCAAGTAAAATATAACCTGGGAATCGCGGCTGATAACTCCACGACTTAATGACAATTCTGCAATTACTCCATACAGCACCAGACTCATCTGTAAACGTCACTAGCGTTCGAGCCTGCCATAATGCCGCAATTAAATCATATGCCGCTTTCGAGAAAAGACAGGACAGGGAAAAATAATCGCCGCTATCAATATGCCCATAATCCTGTACTGTGTTTCCGTTTATCAGCTGTATCCGTTCTATTCGGTCATCTACGTGTACAGTACAGGACTCGGGGGAGCGATAACTTTCGATATTGTTTATTTTGATTTTCACATCAGCACCCCCTTAATTGCTAAAACTCGTGTTCACACGATTCGTCGCATCGCGAACAGCATCCGTAACAGCATTAGATACTTGGTTCGTGATATCGTCCGTCAGCTGTTTTTTCATGGTGTTGTCGAAGACATAAGCCCCACCCAAATTCACATTGATAGACGGACTCACGGTAATCTGGGGAGTCGCATTCTGACGGCTCTGTACTGCTGTCAAAATACTGGATAGATTAGAATTAGCCTGCGACACCTCCGGACTAATCTGACCTAATATATTCGTCACCTCAGAATTTGACTGTGTAATCGCATTTGCGACATTCGCCATTCCACCACCGTCTTTGAGCAGTGATGAACCCCACTCGTTAGCCGATTTCATGGCCTGCTGAAACCCTTGCACCTCGGCCATCGTTGTTCGTTCCCACGGATTCACACCAGCCTCTTGCATCATAGCCGCCCGCAACGCTCTTATCGCGTTCTGCTGACGATTCCCCTGTGACTGGGTGAAATCATACATGCCGTTATTTCCCATCGTCTGTCCACGCATTGCCTGCCGATAGATGTCCAGATACTTTTTCTGCGACGTGAACATGTTTTTAATGGAGTCATTAACAGCCTGCTGCTTTTGCGCTTCTGCTGCTCTGGTCGCCGTGACCTCATCCATGCCCTTCTGGATCCACGCCTTCTTCTCTCGCTCAATCTGGTTCAGCCTCTTGGTAAGCGAATCCGCATAGATGCCATCAAGGTATTCGGCAGTTTCTTTTTCAAACTGCTGCATGATTTTGCCCTTCTTGAGAGCCGCTTCCTGCGCAACGAGACCGGGGTCCGCTCCTTTTTTCAAGGTATCCTCTGCGGCCGTATCTACACCATACAGGGATTTACCCAAATCGCTCATAGACAGACCAGCAATGCTGCGTGTCAGCGCCTTATTTGCCTCCTGAGCCTCTTTAGCGGCCGCTTTCATGGCTTTCTTGATATCGTCGGCAACAGATACCCATGCAGCGGCCTCAGTTTTACCTTCTGCAACAGATGCTTCGACTTTATCCTTGATAGCTTCGAGCTGTTCTTTTAGCTTTTCGCTGGTTGCTTTAGCAAGATTGGTTTCCAATTCTTCCCGAACTTTGGCAGCATCCTCTTCAAGTTTTACAGATTCACCAACTGTCTGCCGTGTCAATTCCTGCTTCTGTTTTTCCAGAGCTTTTTTAGATTCCAGCTCTTGCCGTTCCAGTTCTTTTTTCTGAGCAAGGTATTCGTAATTCTCCCAATCTTTACCCCTGATGCCAGCTTTCGCGCCAAGAATTGCAGCATCTTCCCCAAGGAAGGACATGCCTATACCACCAACAATAGCTCCAGGGATTCCAGCAAGCATCCCGCCGCCAATAACGCCAGAAATAATGGCAGGGATTTTTGATTTATCAAGCCCAGCTCCGCCGCCATTTGCACGGATGATTTTTTCGTCCTCACCTAGTCCGGAAATATCATTCCAGGCTTTTTTCAAATCACCCAATGCCCCAGTCAACGAAACAACTGCCTTAGCAAGGCCACCAATAACATCCCCTGCCGCCGTGCCAAATTCCTTGATACCTTCTTTATTCTCTGCAATCAGTTTTGCACAGTCAGCAAATCCCTGTGTTATCTCTGGCATCATCTCTTTCGCAATTGGCATCATCGCCTGGCCTATCGCACCTGTAAGTTGGGCGGCCTGCATCTGCATAGCTTGCCATTCAATATACAGTTCATGCGCCTCTTTCGGATTCAAAAGACCTGTGGTTTTGATCCGCGAGATAATCTCCATGTTAGTCGCATAGTCTTGTAATAGTGGGACTAATGCCGCCCCCTTCGCTCCTAATGCTTGAGTCACAAATTCAGTTTCTCTGCCAGCCTTGACTGCATTTTGGTAACCTTTGGCCAGCTGCGCTAATTGCTGTTGATAGCCCAGCAGGTTACCTTTATCATCTGTGAGCGTAAATCCAAACTCAGCCATTGCTTGTGACAACGAGTTTTGAGTTTTTGCCGCAGCCAGAGCCTGCTTATCAAGTCTCGCAAACAACGGAATAACCGAGTTAATATCCGTTCCGGATAGCTGAAATACTTTCGATAGCTGCGAAGCCTCTGCCGTCGTTGTATGAAGTCTGGTCGATAACTTATATAAGTCATTGCCAGCTTTCATCGCCTTGTCTGTCAAAGCGAATATGCCAGCGCCTGCCGTTATCCCTGCGACAACACCAGTGATAGCAGTATTGAGCTTTCCGATAGCACCGACAGTACCAGTGACCTTGCCTGTAACGGTGTTAAAGCCATTTGCAAGCGTTCCCAGCGCCGAAGTCGATGCCGTTGCCGTTTTCGCGAGTTCCCCATTGACCTGTGCAATCTGTGCTTTGAGCCGTTCTATATCCCTCAACTGATAAAGGCGTTTGGTATCCACTCCTCTGGTCAGCGAATGGTCTGTCCCATAAGTTTTGGCATTGGCTTGGTAAGCCCGATTCAATATTTCCAGCTTTTTCTGCTGCACCGCCAATTCATCATTGAGTGCTTTTTCACGAGCCTTCAATGCCTCCACGGACTTTCCTGCTGCTTCCAAGCGGGTCACATCAATATCCGCCTTGAGTCTTATCTGATTAGCTTCACTATTAAGCCTGGACATAGCCTGCCGGACAGTCTGCCCGGCCGTCTGAAAGCCCATCTCCAAGTCTGCAACATTGAGCCCCAAGGACAGGTAGAGGGAATCCACCTCCTGCCCCATCGCGTCCTTCTTAGCCATGCCCTCACCTCACAGAATATCGTCTATATACGCTTCATCTTTGCCAGCCTCTATGCGCTCAAGGACACACAGCTGATCCAGCAGGAAGCCCATATCGGTTTCATCTATCTCCCGTACTGTCCAGCCGTATGCTTCCTGATACCTGGCATAGAGCCGGAGCATTTGCTCATACGGAGAAAGGTCTATTACCCTTCCTCCGCTTCGGCGTTTGGGAGCTTCTTCAATTTCTCATTTGCCACGCCGATAACATAGCCCGCCGCCTCCATATACATGGGCAGCACATCGGCAGGGTCCATATCATCAGCAGATTCCAGACCGAACATCTCTGCAATCACTGCAGCGTGCTCTGTCATGAGCTTGGATATAGTCCAGTCAGTTTTGTCCAGCTCATCATATTCCGCCACCCGGCGCCACATTTTCATATTTGGCCTGGGCAGAGTTACTTCTCTACCATCGATCAGTGTCATACTGGGAATTACCATTTCTTTCTTCATTGCCATACCATTCACCTCAAAGAAAACAGCGGCAGGTATTCATCCTGCCGCCCAACATCATCAAGACGGCTCTACTGCCGAATACCATCCTGCAATCAAAGTCGCGCTTTCCGTGTTGTCGCTATCTGCGACACGCTTCCAGGCACCATCGTACTCTCTGGCCACGAAGCGACCTTCCAGCTTGGGCGTGGTATAAGTGACCGACTCGCCCTTGGTTTGCATGGTCTCCTGTGTGGGAGCAAACTTGCCTTTCAGGAGCTTCACATAGCGGGTATTCCCGTTATGTTTCTTGGCTTCAAACATGAGCGCCACATAAGGTGCCGTATCAGAAGCCTTGGCCTCCAGCTGCTTGGTGGTGGAATTCACAGTATGGCCCAGCAGAGCCGCCTGATCCTCCAGCTTCAAGTCGCAGGATTCCACCGTCACAGTGATTTCAGACATGGAAGAATCTGCAGCGAAAGGCGCATCATCGCCGTAGAGCGTGGCGAAATTCACGCTCGGATTCATATCCACACTGACAGCCCCTGCAATCTTCACAGGCGTGCCATATGTGACACCACTGGAAGTATCGCTGGACAGAGTCGCATAATACAAATTTTTGAGACCTACTGTTGCCACGTTGAATCAACTCCTATCCTGTAATCTACAATTAATGTTTTTTCACCATTTTCCATATAAGGAATGGCCTGAACTCTAAAAAAGCCCAGTCCCTCCATAATCCGATGAACTTGCCGATAGATACCACCATACTGACCATCCAGCGTGGTGATATGAATTCTGACTGTCACTCGATGACTGATTTCCCCATCATCTCCAGCTAATGCCGGAACATCGGAAATGGGGGTATAAACCAGAAATGGGCAACGGTCTTCTTTATCCCCTGGGGCCTGTAAATGGTATACGGATTTCGCTCCCTTAGCCAGCAATGCAACCAAGGCTGAATCATTGGTCAACGCCGTATAAACTTGTGCTTCAAGTTCAATAGTCTCCACGTTACCTCCCCCTTGCTATTGCCTGCCGAATAGCATCCGATACGCTTCTTATCACCATTTCCCTATTTGCCTCCAACGCCGGATACAAGAACGGCCGATTCACCCGCGGGGAGAATTCCACAATCTGGCCATAGAGGAAACCATCTTTAGATTTTGCATCAGCGCTGATTTTGTAGACTGTTCCCTTGCTGTTCGGTTCTGCCTTGATGGAGTCGCGCAATGCTCCCGGATTCACTCCGGCTGCCATATAGGTCCTGCCATTTTTCTTGTGTCCCGCATAAACAGGGCACCGACTTTTGGCATCCCGGACAACAGCCTCAGCCGCCTGGCCTAAAGCCGTCTTTGCCGCATCAAGAACATGATTCCCCAGTTCCTTAAGCACTTGCTCGGTCTTGGCGGTGCTCACATGCCCACGGGAAAAGCTTTTATCACGATAATGATTTTTACGTTGCCGCCCCATCAGCCAACACCTCCTGACACTCCAGCACCGTCCATGTACGGGCAGATTCTGCATCATAGGCAGGTTTTATCATGCGCAGCCGCTTTCCCCGCCAGAGCACTTCATCATCCGGCAGGATATCGGTACGGTAGCGAACCACCACCCGGTAGTCCACCTGGTTCATTCGCTCCACGCCCTCCTGAATACGTGCCCCATAAGGATAAACCTTGGCCCATACCATGCAGCGGACTTCATCTTCACCGTCTACAATGTTGCCGCAGGAATCCCGCGTCCTGGCATGATAGACAATGCTGATTCGTTCCGTGAGGTCATCCATGGTCGTTCTCATCAGAGTACCTTTCATTCTCATCAGAGTACCTTTCATTCTCATGGATCTCCCTCCGTTTCCTCAGCGGATTCATCTTCCGCATAATAAGCACCACCCATAGCTATCTGGCTGGTCAACTGCGTTACGGCAAAAGGCACCTCGACCACCGCCGTAGCAAGTGGCTGCCTGCACTCATACCAATGAGCCACCAGCATCTTCACCGCCTGCTGGAAGAGCATATCCCCAGCAATATCCACATATTCACCAGCATCCAGCACATAATTCTTGCCCGTCTCCCGGCGAATCAGGAGTTCGGCGGCATCGATGTAACTTTGAAGCAGTTCATCCTCCTCATTCCCGTCAATGCGCAGATGCTGCTTTAACAAGGTCATATCCATCACTGCCGCCTCCTTTCCTTAAGATGCTGCTTCTTTAATGAGAACAAAAGCCTTGGTGGTGAGCAAATCGCCGTCAAGAATAGCATAGCCCATATAATCCGTGCTGCGGGCCAGCGTATGTTCTTCGGTGTAGATGGACACATCCTGATTGCGGTTCATCACATAGGCGCGACGCACGTTGCCGATCAGGAAGGAGCCTGTCGGAATTGCATCTTCTTCCACAACTTCCCGGCCAAAGAGACGGCCAATGGTCTGTCCCGTGGGGTCAGGAATAAAGATGGGCTGTTTCTGCGTGGTGGTGATGTTGGCCAGCTGATTCCAGATATCGGAGTTCTTGGCGTAAATCTTCACACCGTCCATATAGCCGGACTTGATTTTGCCCAGAGCCGCCGTGATATTGGCATAAGCCACACTGCCACCATGCGTATAGGTCACTACCTGCGGGGTGTTGGTTTCACCCTTCAGGCGGGTGATGATGCCATAAGGCTGTGCCTTGAAGGTGTCACCCACGCCCGGAATGCCCTTACCGCTGACAATGGCGTTGGCGATGGCAGCGCCCATGCGTTCCGCAATCTTGGTCGTGATGTAGGTCAGGAAAGCGTCAATGCTCATGGTCTTGAGCTTCCAGGACACCGTGATGGCCTTGACCAGTTCATGGCCAGCCAGCGTTATATTACTGAGGCTCAACGTTCCGCTGGTAGCTGCAGTGTCTTCATCCACCCATGCCGCATCGCCGCTGTTGCCGGTTTCTTTGGGGATTTCCAGATTGCCCGGTACATCGGTGAAATCTACTTCGCCAATGATGGGGTGAAGCTCGGCCATTTCCTGCCAAATCTCCTGCTTCATGGTGGTCGGGATAACCACCTGATTGCCAGATGCCTTATTAGCCACCGTAGCAAAAGCACCATGATTGACCTGGGCGAAAATATCACTTTCATCAGCAGTCAAAGTCCGCTTCATCAGCGTTTTGGCAAAAGCCGTGCGATACATCTCCTCACGAGCTTTGCCCTCATCGACAGCAGGAGCAACAGCCACCACAGGACCGGCCACTGCAGCCTTAATAGCCTGTGGCGCTACCGGGGCAGCAGGTTTAGCCACGCCAGTTTCCAATGCCGCCAAGTTGGCAGCTTCTGCCTGCGCTGCCTCATAGGCAGTGTCCAATTCTTCAATGGAGGCACGAGCCTTTTTGGCTTCGTCCACCTTGCCAGCGTCAAGCGCTGCTTTGGCCTGAGCCATCAGTTCATCTCTCTGGGCTTTGTAATCTTCGTAGTTCATTTTTCTTTGTCTCCCTTCTCTGTGCTCTTATCGGCACTCTTGTCAGCACCCTTCTTCTCCTTCTTGCCAGTATCGGCTTTGACCTCAGGATTTACCTGAGCACCTTCCCGATACCGTTTAAGTTCTTCCGGCGTCATGACCGACAACCTCCTTTCATATCCAGGAGCGCCAGCCGCTCCCGTTCCACTTCTACGGCAGCTTTTGCTTTCTGCTCAGCCAACCACAATCCCGGTGGGATATTCTTGAACCGTGCCATGGCGTCATCGTCAGCCTTTGCCGCAATTTCAGCCGCCGGCATGGTAGAAATCTTATGGAATGCTTCCGCCGCCTCAGCCCCGGTGAACCATTTTTCCATATCCATGTACTCAATGATTTGATCCCGGCTGATAGCTGCAGCCGCTTCGTAAACAGACAGCATCGCATCGTCCATAGAGCGGAGCATTCCCACCACATTCTCCAGCTCATTGACATTGCCCACGGCACTTGTCCAGGCATGATGAATCATGAAGAACGCATTTTCCGGAATGATTACCTTATCCCCGGCCAGTGCTATGACGGAAGCCGCCGATGCCGCCAAACCATCTACATAGACAACCTTCTCTCCCTGATAACGGGAAAGCATATTGTAGATGGCCATGCAGGCGCATACGCTGCCGCCCGCAGAATTGATGTAGATATCCAGCGGGCCTGTCTGGCCGGACAGGAAATCCCTGATGCGTTCCGGGTATTGGTCTGTATTATCCCAAGCCCCCCACCAGCTACTGACGATATCACCATAGAAATAGAGTTTCCCTCTATTCCCTTGCTTGGTGATGGTTGTGGCCTGTTCTATTGTCGTCTGCATTATTCGTCACCCCCTTCCGCAGTTTTGCCATCTGTAACCTGAGCCGTATCCAATCGCCGGATAGGTGTATCGCCGTCCTCGATGGGCCCAAGGTTCAATACCTTTCGCCACTCGTTCGGTGTCATACTGCCACGGTCCACCATCTGCACCAGATTCAGCTTGTTGGCCATGCTGGCATATTGCAGGCTGGAAGTTTCAAAAACAATACGGTTCCCATGAGCGCGTTCTCGCCGGGAGAAAATCTTGCGGGTCAGTTCATGAGAAAACTGCGTAGCAAAAGGCTCAATCTCCGACTCGTAATAGGCGTTCCATTGGTCTTCATCATATTTCGATTGAACAATGGCCTCATTGGTGCCGAAGATGTTATAGATGCGGTTCAACGCCCTGTCCATCTGCGCCGCATTCGGCAGTTTATCATCAGGGTGAATCTGCTCGGCATCAGCCTTGGTATCGACAGCGGCCACGCCAGTGCTGTTCTCTGACTGGTCAAGGAAGGCTTTGGCGAACATTTCCACCTGTCTCTTCTTATCCGGCTCAGCCAGAGGAGATTTGAACTTCAGCAGCCAACGGATAGTAGCGCTGTTCTTGATGCTGGAAACCATGCCCTGGTCTGTGGCATTGATGACTTCCATCAACGGTTTGAGCATCTCCATATTGGAACTGCCGAACACATCATTCTCGCCATAATCCTGACGCAGGTGAATCACGTCCGAATAGTAGAAAGTCAGGACATGCCCGTTCTTCATGGTGAATTCCAGAAACAGTACACCGTTCTTGTCATACTTGGCCTGTACGCCTACCGCATTGATGGGATAGATTTCCCGGGCATAACCGCCCGCATCCCGCAGAATGAACGCAAAAGCATTATTGTTCAGCTTGAACTGGATAGCCAGCCGCTCCTGCATCATCTGCCCGGTCATATATGGATTAGGTTCTTCCAGCAAAACCCGCACATAAGAATCCGGATTGATAAGCGTCTCGCCTTTACTATTTTCCCTGACCTGCTTCGGCACCAGCTTTCCCGCCGACTTATAAAACGGCCGCAGGCAGGCGCGGATAATATCGCTGCGGTAAAGGTCACCATTCCAGGAATAGAACCCATTACCTGTCGAACTGACCATGGCCAGCCGGGTTTCTTCCGGGCCGCCCAACCATGTCTTGATTTTATCGAAAATCCACACGCATCACTCACCTCCTTCTTCCACATGGTCATCTACCATGCTGATATATTCTTCCAAATGCCGGGTGTAGACCACATAAGCGTCCAAGAGGGCCGCAAAGCCATCAATACGTCGCCGCTGGTTGTTGTTCTTGCACGGCTGGATATTCAGGTTCTTATCCACGTCAATGGCCACATTGGACATGCACCATTTGAGAATCGGATTGTTGTTGTAGACAATATGGTTGGCCCGGAGTTCTGCCGCCAGTTCCTTCATCGGATTGGACAAAGTAACTTTTCCCTGCCGGACTTCCTCCATGATTTCCCCGAAGGTTGCTTCCATGTCACTTTTCCAGTAAGGAGCGCCCCACGGATCATATCCAACCCATGTGATATAAAGGCCATGTTCTGCCTGCATCTCAGCGAACCAGGCAGTCACATCCTTATACTCAACACGATTGCCGGGACATGCTCTGAGAATTCCTTGTTCCCGCCAAAGGTCATAGGGAATCTTATCCTCAGCCACCCGCTTTTCGATAAGCTCTTCCGGCATCCAGTACATCTGCAGCACATACAAATGATTGTCATGCTTGAGCCGATAGATGATAACCGCCGCCGTAAGGTCAGTGGTAGCAGACAGGTCAGCTCCGCCGATAGCATAGCAGGGAGCCTGCTCCTCGATATCAAATACCGCCTCATTATTGAGTTCCTCAAATTCCAGCCAAGCTTCGCTGGAGGTTTCCCTCACATCAAAATCCTTGGTCAACAGATTCTTGACCAGCTTGATATCAGCCTGAGCTTTTCGGACTTTATCTTCCAACTGGTCAAGCTTTTTGATTGTTCCCAGTCCGGGATTAGCCTTTGGCCAACATTCCGGCTGTGTCCATTCGCCCCTTGTGTCCAATTCGTACACAATCGGTAAGACGCGATCATCCTGCGGGAGGTTCGGATCATCATAGCCTTTGATGATGTTCGCATACTCATCATACTTTTGGTCATATACTGCTTCCCGGATAGTGCCCGCCGTAGACGTAATGAAAATCATGGGTTGTTCACGGGCGCTGGTGCCGTCTACGATGACATCATAGAGTCCCCGGCTTTTCCAGGCATGGATTTCATCCAGCAATGCACCGTGTACGTTCAACCCGTCCAATGTATCGGAATCACTGCCCAATGGCTTGAAGGTACTGTCGTTATAATCCGAATTGAGTTCTGCCACCAAGGGTTTTATCTTGGCACGCAGAACCGGCGATTTATTGACCATACGTTTGGCTTCCAGCCAGATAATTTTCGCCTGGTCTTTCTTGGTGGCCGCTGCATAAACTTCTGCCCCTGGTTCCTGATCGGCTATCATCAGATAAATGCCGATGGCGGCCGCCAAAGTAGACTTGCCATTCTTACGGGCCACAATCAACGCCACTTCCCGGAAACGACGTGTGCCGTCAATCTTGTGAATGAAGCCAAACATAGCCGCCACCAGCGCTTTCTGCCACAGCTCCAATATGAAAGGGTTGCCGCCCGCGGGGCCTTTGCTATGCTTGCAGAACCGTTCGATAAAAATTACGGCATGGTCTGCCCGGCGCTCATCGAATTCCCATGGGCATTCCATATCGCTCATATCGGCGACCAGCTTTCGATAAACCCGCTCAACCTTTTTGGATACCACCACCTCGCCAGAAACAATCTGTCCCAGGTATGCTCTCACATAATTCATCTGCGCATCACCTGTCCATCACGAATTTATCAAACTCATCCACCTTGGACGTATCCTCCTCCTCGGGGATAGAACTCAATAACTGCTTCATGACTGCAGCATAGTTCTTGGCCATGGTGTTATAGATATCCACCTCCGGGCTTTTCTTGGTTCCCCACTGGTTCTCACCATTCTGATATTCACATACCGGGCCATTCTGATTGATGGCCTCCTCCAAGTCTTCCAGTGTGATGCGCATAAAGGCGGCCCGATGCATTAGCGGCTCATTGAATTTCTTCACCTTCGGCTGCATCGTTGACAAGCTCCGCCGAAGAGTCAGGAATTCTTTCCGGATTCGTTCTTCTTTGGGTAACTTATCCGATGATGCCGCTTTCTTCTTGGATTTCTTTCCTTCTGCCATGCACCACACCCCCCTTCAAAGTTATGCTGTGCGTTTTTTGAAGCTCTGGGCGCGGTGGAGCTTCAAAAACGCTCCACATTTTTGAACGGGGGGGATTGCATTCTGACCAGCTGCCCCGAACCGTCAAACTCCAAACCTTCTCTGACGCTTGCTGCTTTCGCATGGATACGATTGTGACAGTCAATGCAGAGAGCCATGAGGTTATCCTGTCCCAGGGCAATGTCCTGATTATTGATGTTCTCTGGTGTCAGCCAGATTTTGTGGTGGATAATCTTGGCCGGCCGCCCGCACTTCTCGCAGACTCCATAATGGAGCTGCATCGCTAATCTTTGTGCTTTTTTCCAAGCAGCACTATGATAAAACGCATCAGCAAAATCCCTTGCCACCGATTCACCATCCCCAATCTCTCAGCACATCAAAAAGGCACTGCCTTAATCGACAGTGCCTTGATTTTGGTCACAATTTTTCCGTATTTTTAGTATATCATGGAAAAATCACGCCGTAAATATCACCTTTTTTAGCCTGAAACGTATCAAAATATATTCTTTCAGGACCAAAATTGGCATAATTTGCCCCAGCATATATCTTTGTGGTATACTCTTACTCGTACTATCACATAGGAAGCGGTTAGCCCTCTACGGAGGGACTGTGACTCTCCGATGACATAGAAACCCGCAAGGGAATTTATGAGGGGAGGAGCTGATGCCATGTCAGTATTGGATCTGATGGCCGTCCTCGGCTATACAGCAACGATATTTAGCATTGGATATATGCTTGGCTACAATGCCAACAAACAGAAATGACCGCTCTTAGCCTGAGAAACTAAGCGGTCATTCGATCAAATTATGGTTCGGGCTAACTGTTCCCGTGTGATGGTACTTTTTCTATGTTCATTATATCTTATATGTAATACAAATTCAAGGGGCAGTATTTCCAACCACCCCCCTATCATTTTTATTGGATTGCCATCATCCTTGCCGCCCGCTCCGGATTATCTTTGAGGATTTTGGCAAATGCCTTAATGACTTCCCATTCTCCATCAGATGCCCGCAATGAACGCATGCGTCTCTCAGTTCCATCAGCTGCAGCAGGTCTACGGCCAGCTCCCTCGCGAGCGCCACCCCATCCATTTTTATTCTCACTCATACCTTACCCCTCCATTTCGCATACCCGAATAAGCTCCACACGGCAATCAGGGAAATCAATATCCCCCAGTCTAAAATGTCGAAAGTTGCTACTGACTTGCCATGTAATACGCCGATACTCCCCAGCGTACAGATTAATACGAAAAGATTTATCTTTTTCATGTCTCCGAAACATGGTATAATTGAGGTGCAAGGAACCTCTTGCGAGGCTCCCTGCTTTGTTTAGAACTGGCTACCCATCATCCTTTGATTGCCTTTATTAAGGCAATCACCGTGAGAAGGTTTACGATGATGTTGGTGGCCTTTTCTGCTACCTCAAGGTATTCCAAGTTTCTTCCCTCCTTTCCTTTAGCTTAATTTAATTATATCATTTCTTACTTGATTTGTCAATACTTTTTCAAGATAATTCTATAATATTTTTACCCGCAAGCCCTTATTTTTCAAGGCTTGCGGGTATTTTTATACTTCCTTCATCTGCTTCTTTTTCGCATATTCAATCAAGTCATTTTCGGCTTCCTCAATACTATCCCGCCATGGTAAAACCTTCACGCAATGCCAGCCACCTGCTTTTGGTTTGAGATACCTGGCCTTGAACCGTGTCCCCAGTCCCGCCATGACCTTATATCTCCAGCCTCGGGAATCCTCATACATCAAGCCCATCTTTTCCACGCTCCTTCTCCAACTCTGCCAGTCTTTCCGCCCGCTCGGCTTCGATGCTGCGAATCATTATTTCCTGTTTTATTAATGCCCAAAAGAGTATCGCAATAATCATCCAACTCATAATAAGCCCTATTAGATAATGTTCCTCACTCACTTCTCCCATCTCACCTTCCCTGCTGCAATCATTTCTTCGGCGTTCTTGTAACCGTGGGTTCGGGCATGATAATTTGTGATGATATCCATGTATTCGCCACAGATGAGGCATATTCCCGGACTCCAGCGAGTCTTTTTCTTGTTGCGCGGCAATGCCACATTGGGCTTTTTGCGTTCATGGAAAAACATTTCACAGGACACATCATGGTTCTGTCGAATCCCCTGCTCTGCCGCCCGCGAGATGTGTACGCCTTTCTTCATGGTTCGTTTTTGGCTATAGTGCAAAGTCCTGCCCTCCTGTTCCATAATTCTATCGCATACTCCAGATTGGCTCTGTCACACAGAATCTTGTTGAAGCACTCTATGCAGCCAACATAATATCAGCCGTCCTTCTGTGGCCTTATGCTGGTGTTTCCCGCCTTACAGGAAGGGCAAGGCCCCAACTTTATGCCGGCCAGTTCTTCTTCGGATAAGTTCGCCACAGGATCATCCCCAATCCATCTCAGCGAGCCAGCGCATCTGCTCCATAGAGCGTTACATTTATGATATCCAGCAATCGCCCCAGCTGTCTGGAAACCGTGGTCACTCCACATGGGATTTTATCTGCGATTTCCTCATGGGTCATGTGCTGGAAAAATTTCATCTCGATAATGGGATAATATTGGTCAGCCCGGACACTATCCAACGCCACCTCAATTTCCCTGACTTCGCGTGTATCCCGGTCAATCTTCATTTCCACAGTATGAATTTTAGCCGCCCGCAAATCCTCCACATCAGGCTTTTCCCATTCCCTGATATCCCCATGGAACTCCACGATGCTTTTGGACTTGCCCATGTCCTCCTTCCGGATATCGTCAATATCCTTCCTGTAGCGTTCAATGTTGGCCTTCAAAATTGGATAGCTATAAAGCCGCTTCATGGTCATTTTCGTCCAATTCTTTTGCGTCTTTTTGCCCGCCAGAATCAGCCTGCGGCCCACTTCCTCCATCTTATGCTCTACAGCTTCTTCGATAAGCCCCTGTAATTCAGTTTTTTCCTGTTTTGTGTCCGAATTGGACACATTTTTTTCATTCTGCATGATAATCCCCTTCTTTCCGGGCTATACCCGAATATGTTTCACCCGGTCATGTTCCTCCGCCTGTTTGGCATTGTTCCAGCGGTCAATCGTTCCCACCAGATACCCGGTTATCCGGCGTATACGCTCGAATTTTTCGCCCTTGCAGGTGTAAGTCAGCGTTATCTCATCAGAACCAGCAGGAGCAATTTCCAGCTTTGTCAGCTTCATTCCCTTCTCCTTCTCAACGAATTCTATATAGCTGGCGGCTTCGGTTTCGTCCATATCGGGAATATCATAGATCTCCACATGCACGTCAAAGATTTTGTACACAGAAACCATTTTTATCACCCCCTTCCCCGGAGGGTTCAACCTGAAAATTATTTGCCGCCCGCTTCCTGGTCAAAAAGCTCTTCCCAGTCTCCCAAACGGGCCGTAATGTCCGCAATTTCCTGTTTGGCCATGATGATATACTCATTGAAAATACCGGCCATTACGCTATGTGTGCTTATTCTTATCGGTGACTCCAGATTCATCTTCACCTGCATGACTTCATATTCCACCTGGCAGTTCAGACTCTTGACCACTTCCCGCAAAGCCCGTTTGCGCAGCCACATGGCCCGCATATCCTCTATCTCCAGTTCCTCACCACCAATATCCTCGGCGGGCGGTTCCGTCGCCGTTTCCTCTTTGTCGTGGGCATTTTCGTCTGTTGATGGTTCTGCTTGTGATTCTGCCTGAGGTTCTGCCGGCTTCGGTTCGGCAGGCTTTTCTTTTGCTACCGGGCAGCCTACGACACTATAGCCGCTCTCCCATAAAGCTTCATGCAGGGTGGGATAATAATGGGACAATTCGACCATAATCCCTTCTATGGCTTTCTGGCTGGAATCATAGGGGAAATTATAGTTTATATCCGAAACTGCCCCGGCATTATTGGATTTGTATTGATAGCCGGCATAGTATTTACCATCTTTTTCCACATACTGAATGGTCAGTGTCATATTGAATCGTGGTTTGATATGCAGCATATACTCCATCTGCATGGGCAGTGCCATTTCAGACTCTTCCGCTGCCTTCCGCACCTCAGCCTGTTTCTGCCGCACCACAATATCCCTTATGGTGATTGTCTGTCCCTGGCTTAATTTTTCAGCCAATGCCGCCTGTTCCTCTGCAGACAACCTGGCGGCTTCATAGGCTACGCTGATACCGATTTCGCTATTTTCAAAAGCCGCCCGCAATACTTCATTGTTCAGCCCCTTGGAAATGACATTGTAACGCCCCAGCTGCCCTGTGGTCGTCCCTAACATCTTCGCAGCAATATCCCGCACCCGCCCGCTGATTTGCTTACGCTCCTTTAGCTGATTGAGAATGAACGTTGCCCGCCCTGCCTGCCGCATCTTTTCAGCTTCAGACAGGACACGGGCCGTACTGTTGGTCTGGATCAGGAACAGCTCCTGCAGCAGGTCATCTGGTTCCGTCATGACCATACAGGGCATCTGTGCAAATTCGGTATGCCCTTCCTCGACCAACTTCATGCAGGCCAGCCTGCGGCGGTGCCCTGCAATGATGACATGGTTGCCATTCTCATCGGCGGCAGCCACCACCGCATTCTGCAGCACCTTCCCCGTCAGCAGGATGGAGCGGGCTAGTTCTTCAATCTCCCCGGTCTCGTAAATCAGCTCATTGGCAGGATTGGGAATCATCTTCTCCAGTGGTATGTTCTGGAGCTCATATTTGCCTTTTCCTGCCGCCTGTGCCTTGCTCTTGTTGTTCATCAAGGTCATCATGTCAAATGCCATTG